TATTCATTTATTGATATTCCGGGAAGATTTACAGATTGACAAAAATAAACTACATGAGGTATTTTATGAAATACAACACGAAATTTATTTGCTGCTAATGAGTTAAGAGTTTGTGGTTCTCTTGCTGTTAATGTTTGTAATACTGGATTTTCCATACAAGTATTTATAGAAATGATAAGGGGAGGTCTTTCGACCTCCCCTCTCGTTCAGAAACTAGATTCTATCATGTACCACCGTAACTTGCATCGTTACCGTGTAGGTTGTCTACGCGGAAAATGCGGTAGTATTGGTTTCTTCTGCGTTGTAGTCTCATTGCGTCTGGGCTGTTGTCTGAACCTAGAACGAATGGGTTGCTTACGATACCGTAACGAGTCTTGAAACCAATCTTTGGTTGGAAGGTACTTGTATCAACTGCTCTTACCATTTGTAGAGGTACATATGGGCAGTAGAAGATACCTGCGTCGTATGGGCTTGCACCCTTATAACCTACGCAAACATAGTTTACTGGTGTAAATTGATCAATGTGAGTTGGGACTGAGTATGGATCGATGTAAACCTTGATCTTGCCACCAGAGATTGTACCAGCGAGTGTGTTACCGTTTACATCGGTATTCATTGCGCTGTTGAATGCTGGTGAGAAGTCTAGGATACCACTCATTGCGAGGGCTGAAGCAACATCTGGGCTTACGATTGCCATGTTACCACGACCTCTACGAGTCTCTGCACCGATTTGGTTTGCTTCTCTTTCGATTTGGAAAAGAAGACCACGGAACTTCTCAGCACTCCAACGACCGTCTGAGTCCTTCTCTAGATCGTAAACACCACCAGTTGTTGAACCTAGAACTGCTACTGCTTTTGATGCAACATCTGCTTGTTGAGCACCGAGCTTAGCAACATCATAAACTAGTCTTACTAGTTCACGGTTGATTTCAAACATGATCTCGGTTGAGAGGATGTTTGCGAGTTCGGTTTCAGCATCTAGACCGTGAACTGCCTTGAGGTCTTGTGCCATTTCGATGGTGTACTCTGCCTTTAGAGCGCGAGTCTTTGCTTCAACTGCTGTCTTCTCGATTGTGAAGGACATTTCATTGAAACCGTATGTACCACCATTTACAGATGCTCCACCACCGAGGTTTTCACCAATACTGGTTGACATACCACGACCTGGCTCGAAAGCACCGTCTGTATTACCTCTATCATCAAAAAAGAGGTCACCCATATTACCTAGTTGAGTACCAGCACCTGATCCTGTTTTACCAGAAACACTACTGCTGTTACTAAAACCAGTATCTGCTTCGTTGAAGAGTGCTTCTGCACCACTTCTTAGACCTGTGGAATCAGCTGCACCACCGTAACGACTCTTCATTGCGAAGATGAGTCCGGTTGGACCGGTCATTGGTTGAACACCAGCGATGTCGTATGCCATTAGATTTGGCATTGCACGACGAACGAGGCTGATAAGAATTGGATCGAATGAATCGATACCAGTTGTTGTGCCTGCGCCTGGGTTTGATGTACCGAGTTGTGTACCGTAAATGCCTTGTGCTTCCTTGAGGCATTGCTCTTGGTTCTCTAGGAGAACTGTGGTGCAATGCTTCTTGTAATTGTCTTTGATCTCTGGAAGTGCCTTGTGTTCAAGGATTGGCTTCCATTTGTTCTTTACTGACTCTGATAATAGTTGACGAGTGGGGTCCATTTTTTTCTAGCTCCTTTTTAGAATTCTATTTTATATATAATTTTAATTTTTTAGACTTAACCTTCGAGTGTTCTACCGAGAACATCTGAATACATTTTGATGTTCTCATTTATGAATTGTTGCTCTTCGTTTTGCTCTGTCTCTTCCATTAAATTGTCAATTACAGCACCTACAGCGGTGTTTTCTGCTGTTTTTACTGACTTTACTGGAGTAGACTTTGCCTTTGAATAGTTTTCAACAAGAACCTTAACCTTTGATCTGAAATCCTCTACACTTGAGAATTCTACATTTTCTGCAAGTTTTCTGAGGTTTTGTACATCAATAGACTTTAGACTCTTGGTTTCTTCTTCAAATGCTGCTGTTGCTTCTAGAAGTGCTACCTTTTCGCGGAGAGAGATGTTTCTTTCCATCTCTTCGTTTACTCTGGTTTCTAGATTTTCAATTGCATCTGTCATTTCATCAAAAATGTTGGTCTTATCTTCTGGAATCTCAATGTATGATTCTACGAAGAGGTTCTTTAGACCTTCAATGAAACTCTCTGCAATCTCGGTACGAAGACCGTTCTCTACGGCTAACTCATTTTCGTTGATCCATTCCTCTACAACATATGAGAGGTAATCGTTAATCTTGTTTTCTAATTCTTCAGCAACCATCATAGTTTGCTCTGCAAGTTTCTCTTCGAAGAGATTTGCCATTTGCTCTGTGATTGATTGAAGATTTGTATTTAATGATGCTTCATAAAGTGAAGATGCCTTCTCTATAAACTCTTCTGATACATCTGCACCAAAGAGTGTCTTAACATCTTCTTGAACTTTTTCTTTGTTCATGGATGGCATTTCAACGCCAGCAAAAGATGGCTTCATTGCTCTTGTTGCTCTGTTTGCTTCTGCTGAAACACCAGTTGTTTGGAATTCTTGTGCTTCGCCTACGCCTGGCCAAGGTTGATTTCCCTTACCAGAAAAATCAACAGCACCCTTACTGCCACCAGCAGATTGTGTTGGAGAAGACTTCATGCTGAGAGTAGAAGCATTTGATGTCTTACCTTCTTCCTCTTCGCCTTCTTCAGTTTCCTCTTCTTCATTACCTTCTTCTTCTTCGCCCTCATCCTCTTCGCCTTCTTCTTCGGTTTCTTTTGCTTCAACAAGTTCTTCTGTTTCGAAGAGTTGGTTGAGGATTTCTTCTGCTAGTTTCTTTGGATCCATTTTGATAATCTCCTTGATCGTAGTTTCTGTTTTTATTTATAATTCTTTAATCTTTGACAAAAAGTGTTCAAATATCTTGAGTTGGGTCTGTTCTAGATCTTTTCTAGAAACATTATTCATTGCTTTTTTATAATTTGATATTTGAACTTCTTGCATAATTCCGTTATTCCAAACCCATTCCTTGCCTTCCATGATGCCATTGACGAAAGCACCTGGGGCTGATGGATCAGCAACGATATCTACTGCTGCAAGCATAAAGTCCTCTTGAACATGGTTTACACCTTGGAATTCTCTTAAAGAACCCATACCACGGCTGGAAACACCTAGTTTTGCACCTTCTTCAATGAGACTGCTTGCAATCTTGCCCATTGGGGTATTTGTTAAAATCTTGGCTTTTCCTTCACAAACTGTTCCATTAAATGATAAATCTTTAATTAAATGTGAAACTTTATCGAGGTTTACAGTTGGACCTTCTGGATGTCCTAGTTCACCAAATGCTCTACCTGCGTTTACATAATTCTTCATATAAGCGGTAACAGCATTTCTTAGAATCTTTTCAGGATAAACTCTACCGTTGCGGTTTTGTTCTTCTGCAACCATGTAAGGACCAACGATAAAAAGAGACTTTTTACCGTCTTCTGCTGCTTCGGTTACATACTTAACATCTTGAATTGTTTCTGTGATTAGTTTCATTTATTATTCCTCTGTTTCTTCTATTTCATCTTCTTCTTGTTCTGGGGTAGAATATAGATTATTTGCAATTTCTACCTTTCTATCATCTAGTTGCTCTCCTGCTTTAGCATAAAGAGTATCAAAAATGTTCTTTCTAAAACCTTCTAAATCACCATTTAACAAATTATTAATAAAATTGCTCATATTTAATTCCTTTATATTATATATCAAAAATAATTTTTAGTCTGGACATGTACCACATATATTAGTTCTACATGGTGAATCGTTACCAAATGCTTGTTGTATCCAATTTAAATGGGGTTCTCCTGTATCTTTACAATTTTGAACATTCCAAGAATTATCTGGTGGTGTCCAAGGACTTTGTATTGTGAGTAAACAACATGAGGCAGTTTCGTCTGCAGACATTGATGGTTCTTCTCCAGATCCGCTACCTCCACCAGTACTATAACCAGCAGCTAATAAATTCCTTACTGTGGATATAGAAAAATATCCACTACTTTTTCCTCTTGTTGGACATCCACCACCAGATGAACAAGTTACTAATCCAGTTATTGTTAAATTTGTTACATTTCCAACTTCGGTTCCTCTACCTCCAACACCACAACTACCAGCATCCCCTCCAAGTTGAGATGCTATTTGAGATTTAGTTGTGTCTATAACAGTGGCTTGAACATCAGCACTATTATCGGCATCAACGCTTCTAGTATAAAATTTATCATAAATAACTGGTATATTTGCGGCGCAACCACTTCCTGATGATTGATCTGCTCGTACCGTGCCTACACAGCTTTCAATTACTGAACACTGTCCAACATAAAAAGCCATGTATGATTTTTTGGTTACACAGTTACTATAT